TCAATCTCAGATAAAGTTGGAAAAGTTTTCGGTGTAGAAATTATTAAGTCAGCTGTTGATGATGCAAAAAGAAATGCAAGACTAAACGGCGTAAAAAACGCTTTATTTGAATTAGGTAACATTGATAAAGTATTAGAAAAGTGGAAAGGTTTCAACTTTGATTGCATTATAATTGACCCACCTAGAAAAGGTTGTTCAAAAGAACTTCTTAATACGATTATTAAAATGAAGTTTCCTAAAGTAATTTATATTTCGTGTAATCCAGCTACTTTAGCTAGAGATTTGGATTATTTACTAAAGAACAATTATTCAATTAACAGAATAGCTCCGGTGGATATGTTCCCTCAGACTAGTCACGTTGAGTCTGTCACATTGCTTTCTCTAAAAAACGCCTAAACTAGGCCTTTTATAAAAATTTAAAGAGATGAAATTCTAATGGAAATTAGACGATTCATCTCTTTTTTAATGTTTTGATGCTGCTTTGAAAAAGTCAACTGTCTGTGGGAACATATGTTTCCACACGAAAACCCTTGTTTCCCTCGTTTGTGGGAACATATTTTATTCAAAAAATTTAAATTACAACCACTTTGTAATTCATCTTTTTATCGTATTTTTCACAATAGTATGTTCCTATAGCTATTGGTTCAATTGTTAAGAATTCTTTGCGTCTTTCAGAGAACTCTGCGTCGGAATAGTTTTTAGTTCCAGCTATACAATATACCATTTCAGAAGGACTAACCGATATCATTTTAAATACAAATGATTTTAATGAGTCATCAAGTTTTGTGGTAGTTCCTTGCTTTTGCCTTGTGAACTCCTTTATTTTATCAATCCTCTGTGTGGTATCATACATTCTAGATTGCTCGACTTCCAGCTGTTTAATTGAATGTGTTAGGTCTCTAATTTTATTCATGTACTCACCATATTTTACATTGAAGATTGAATCTGGTATTCCAGGGGACTTGACCTTTGTATCGACCAAAGTAGAAAGGTTGTTTTCAAGTTCCGCTTTATCCACATTAAGTTTATCTATTTGAATTTGTACATCATGAACAGTAATAACTTTTTTAATTGCTGAATTAATTGTTTCAATTATGTCAATTTCATTCAGAAACACTTCATTTAATACTTGTAAAGTAGCACCCTCAATTATTTCTTGATAACTTGCCTTAGCGGTGCACTTATCTTTTCCGTTAATATAACTACCACATTGTTGCATAACTCTTTGAGATGGTTTCCCATAATTCCAGTATCGACGTTTAAGTGTTCTCCCGCATTGGCTACAAATAATCATCGATGACAATGGATATTTCTGATTGTATTTAGATAAATTCTTATTTTTACCTACTTTAGTTTTTGCTCTATCTTTCCTTATCCGCTGAGCAAGCAGGAATGTTTCTCTATCGATAATTGCTTCATGTGAGTTTTCAATATAGTAGGTTGGGGCATGGTTTTTGTTTTTAACTCGTGTATGATTTAAATAATCGATGCTTACTGTTTTTTGCTGAAGCATATCACCCATGTATTTTTCATTTTTAAGAATAGAAGTAATACTTGAAGTTCTCCATAGTTTCTTGCCGGCACCAGTTTTAGCTCCAATATCCATTAGATGTTTTACAATTTTTGATGGTCCAAGCCCACTTACATATAATTTAAATATCAGTTTTACGATTTCTGCTTCTTCAGGAACAATGACTAGATTTCCACCTTTTTTGTCTTTAGTGTATCCGAGAAATCTTGAAGTATTTACAATTGGTATTCCTTGTCTAAATCTTCTTTGAACATTCCATTTAACATTCTCGGATGTATTCCTAGCTTCCTCTTGAGCAATCGATGACATAATTGTGAGCAAGAAATCTACCTTTGGATCTAGCGAACTAATGTTTTCTTTTTCAAATATAACTTCAACGTTTATTTTCCTTAATTCTCGGATATGATTCAAGGCATCCACTGTATTTCTTGCAAAACGAGAAATTGATTTAGTCAAGATAATATCTATTTCTTTTCGTTTTGCTGATGCAATCATAAGGTTAAACTGTTTTCTATTTTTAGTACTCGTTCCACTTATTCCTTCATCAGCAAAGATGCCAGAGAATTCCCACTGATCGTTTTTTGTGATCCTTTCTATATATTCATCCTTTTGTGCTTCGTATGAAGTCTTTTGTTCAACATTATCTGTTGAGACTCTTACATACGCGCATACTTTTTTCTTGTTCAGCCCTTGAGTAATGTTCAAATTGTTAAGTTCTACCTTGGGTTGTATGATTCTAACGGCTTTGTTTTCCATCCAAATCAGCTCCTTTCTTTTACACTATATATCACTCTAAAAGCAATATATATCAAGTCTTTTCGACCTATTTTGTATTGCTTTCTTTTATATCAAATGAAAATTCTAGATGCTTTATTATTAGTGTATATTCTTCAAGTGTAATTAACTCGTTTTCTAGCAATGAAATGACAATATTCATTGCTGCATTAAATCTCATTTTGTTTGTAATGTAAACTTTCATATGTCTGCCTTTCTGCAAAAATAAAAAAAGTCGCTAAAGAAAGCGACTCTTTTTGAGTAAGGATAACTAAGAATGCATATAGTATGTCTAAACCACCAAAGTTATTTTACCATAATCAAATATATTTGTGAATTAGCGTAGAGCACTAAAAAAATGTGGAATGTCCATATATTTGTTTAAATCTGCCATTAAAACACCTTTAAACACAATGTTCTCAGCGTGAGCTTTATTAAAGTATCTAGGTTTGTCGTTAATGTAAAAATGTCCACCACCAGTTGGCTTGAAATAAACTTTTGAAATATACGTTTTGTCATAGTAATCAAATATCATGACATGACCTTCTTGGTTTAGATTGGTTTTCCAGAAAAATCTCATTTTTAGATCATTCTCTAAATAACAAATCACATCATCATAGATAGTAGAAATAGTAAAGGGCATGACTTCTACAAGACCATCTTCTCCGTTTTCAAATGATCGAAAAGCAAGAATTTTATCATTTACGAGTGTATAAGGGTTCCCAATAATAACGTCCAATGAGACATTATAAAAACCACTTAGGATTACTAAATCTTTTAAGCTAATTTCTCTAGTTCCATTCTCATAATTGACATATCCTTGTCTTGATTTTCCAATGAGTTCTGCAACCTTTGTTGTAGATAGCTTGTAGTGTTTTCTGAGTTTCTTCAAATTTTCACTAACAAATCGATTATCAAATAAAGTATCTTGCATATAATCACATCCTTTTTCTTGAGTTTTTATAGAGCAACAAATGTTGTAAGCAAATAATTGTTGTTAACATTAACTCTATATTATCATAGATATTACCACAAAAACAACTCATTTTGTTGCAAAATAAAAAAAGTCATATCAAATTATTTTCAAGATTAACTATTCCATATACAATAAAGACACCGTTTGAAATTGCTGAAAGGAGGGAGCATCTTGAATTCAAATGAAAAGAAAGAGTATCACGTGAATCTGCACAGATTATATTTAAAAAATAGACGTGAAGAGTTAGGTCGGACGGTAATAGATGTAGGAGATTTATCAGGTATATCCTCAGATTACTATTGTCAAATAGAGAATGGTTTTAGAGGGAAGAGGTTATCCGTAAAAATGCTACTACAGATTGCCGACGCCTTAGACATGAATTTATGTGAGGCACTTGAGGGAGAAAAAGAGTTTATTAAAGAGAGTGAGAGAATGACTAAGAACACCGAAAGAGTTTTTAGTGGATAGGTACAATCTTGCTCAGCTGATGGATGAATACATAACTTATAAAGATGTGAGAAAAATTACCAAAGAAAGCTACAGAAGGATTTTTAGTGAATACATGGAGTATGTCAATAAACTACCTAAACCACCAACTAGGGAAGACGTAAAATCATATCGAGAAGAGTTATCAGAAAATCTAGCAGCTACAACAGTCCAAAAGCATATGGTTGTTATCAGAGGTTTCTATGAATGGCTATATGCTGAAGGTAAAGGAGAAAATATTGCTATTGGTATTAAAGGAGTAAAAACTGGTAGCAATTTTAAAAGACAAGCATTATCAGTGGATCAAGCAAGTAGACTTATTGAGCATGCTAGAAGTATCTCCGATAGGGGAATAGTTGAATTACGTAATTATGCAATTATAGGTTTAATGATTACCACGGGACTTAGAACCATTGAAGTAAGTAGAGCAGATTCACAAGACATTATGTTCGTAAATGATGCTGAGTCATTATTTGTTCGAGGAAAAGGACGAGATGCAAAAGATGAATATGTGAAATTGCCAGAAGAAATCCATCAAAATATTGTTGCATATCAGATAGAAAGATCAGACAACAAGAAACCATTATTTATTAATCATAATAGAAATTGCAAGAATGATCGAATCAGTCCGAAAACAATAAGCACGATGGTAAAGGAATACCTTCGAGATGTTGGAATAGATGAAAGGATATATACAGCTCACAGTTTAAGACATACTGTGGCGACAGTAGCAATGAATGAAGGAGCAACACTCTATCAAACACAACAACTGTTGCGACATAAGAGTTCTGATACAACTCAAATATATCTTCATTCCATTCAACGAAGAGAGTCTTTTGTAGAAAATCTAGTTTATAAAAAATTGTATAAAAAAAGTGAGGATAAGCAGAAATGATACGAGAGTTTAAGAATGCAGATTATGGAGTTGTTAATGCCACTACGATAGATGAACAACCCTACTTTTGCTTAGTCGACATAGCACGCATCCTGGATATTAAAAATGCGAAAGATTGTAGAACTGGAATACCTAGTTCTGATGTAGAAACGTTAGAAGTAAAAACTGGAAGTACAACATCAAAACGAATCTTTATCAATGCCAAACATATTAGTACGTGTTTATTCAAGTCAAAGAATGCTAAAGCGCAACAAATAAATGATTGGCTTTACCGGATAGTGATTCCACAATTGATGAAACAGTTTGATTATGATTTAGAATCTTTTAATGATCCAGAAACAGTTATTCAGTTTTTAGATGAATTTCAAGACTTGAAAATTAGAAATGTTATTCTAGAAACGGATAAGAAACTCAATGCACCAAGATTGAATTTAATTAACAAACTACTAGGAAGTAAATCATGTGTTGATTTAGATAGAGTCACACAAGTTATCAGATTCCATCATTTAAGCAATACGGATTTATATAAAATACTGCGTTCAAGTCATGTTCTTGATGATAATAATGTTCCATACCAGGAGTTTTGTGATCGTAAGTATTTTAGAGTAGTGGAATCAAAAGTAGTATCTGGTGGAGAAATCATCCGCCAACAAAGAACATATGTATACAAAAGTGGGGTTTCCTTTATCGAAAAAATTCTAACAGAATATGAGGTAAGAAACCATGATCCAAACAAAAGAAAAGCATTATACGATAGCTGAAACAAAGAAAATCTTAAGGCTCTCTTCACAAACCATCCAGAAGATGTTACGTAGAGGAGAGCTCTTAGGATTTCAATCTGGAAACAAATGGGTAATATTTGAATCATCGATAAATAACTATATCGAGAAACATTCAAACAAACCACAAGAATCAAACGATTAATGCAAGAAATAATGCTTGTGATTGCTTGTGTAAGACAATGAAATCATATCAATGTAGTTATATCAGGTTATTTCAGCATACACGAAAACTAAGAGGTAAAAAGCATGGCGAGACCAATCAAAAAAGGATTATCCTATTTTCCATTGGACGTCGGTGTTTTTAAGGACAAACGAATCACAAAAATCGAACGTAAATTTGGAGTATACGGTTCGAGTATTTTTTTAAGAATTTTAACGATGGTATATGAGCACGGGTATTACCTGGAAATGACTGAAGAAGATTTGATCACTGAACTGATTTATCAAATTGGAGTAGGCAAGATCTCATATCAACGGGTACGCAATGTAATTCTCATGTGTTGTGAGCTAGGCATCCTTGATGAGCCGCTATTTCGACAAGGGGTTATTACATCTGATGGTATTCAGAAACAATTCATCCGAGTCGCCAAAAGGCGTAAGGAAGTAGATATCTCCAAATATTGGTTGCTAAATTCCGCAACAATGGAAGAATTAGGAGTCCTTTTAAGCATGGAAAAAAATGAGGAAAAAGGAGTTAATGTTAACAATAACTCGGTTAATGTTGACATAAATACACAAAGTAAAAGTAAAAGAAAAAGAGATAAAAAGATAAAAGAAGATAAAAGCATTTATGGGTTCCCCAAAATGCACTTTTTAACAAAATTATTAATTCAAAGAAAATACATTGAAGAGATAGATGCGGATATCATGAAATATAATGATTTGTTTGAATCAGCAATTGATGAGTATAGTTATGAGAATGTGTTAAGTGGTGTAAACTATATTATTTCATATTCTAAAAATCCAAATCCACCAATAGATGATAAGTTTAATTTCATGAAAGTATCTCTGATTACAAATCTAGATCGATTTAGAAGTTTAGAGAATAGAAGAGGGGAGACATTTGATGACTGGTTCAAAAACATCTTTTTACAAGTGGATAGATGACATTAAAAAAGCCTATAGACATAAGACTGAATTAGAAGAAAAACTTCAGTTCTATGAAACTAGGCTCATTGGTTATAATGCAGTTAATTATGATTCGATAGGATCAAGTTCGACAAAAAATAATGTTGAGGATAACTTGTTATATGTCATTGGGAAAATTGATAAAGTAAAAGCGAGATTAGAAAAAGCACAAAAATTGATTGATGAGTATGTAACTTTTAAAAGTATGTTGAAGTCACAAGAAGCGTTAATGATTGAGTACCTAGTTGAAACATCATTTTCAAAAATGGATATTGCCGCTCAATTAAATGTTTCTAGAAGTAGAGTTTACATTGTATTGAACAGAATGATTGAGATTAAATTTCCTACTAACATTGAGAAAATAATTTAAATTTCATCATAAAAAGTGTATAATTATATAAATGGATTATGGGAGGTAGCAAATGGCAAAAAAAGAAGTTAAGACAGATCTATGGGTATACAATTTGCTCAAAGAAGCGAAGATTGATTTAGAACCTCAAGGTAGTACAATTAAGGAAATAAATGAAGCATTAAAAACTGCTTCAAAAAGTGGGACAGGAAATGTCGGATTTCCTGAATATGTAGGAGTAGTTAAGGATTTTTTATTGGTGATAGAAGATAAAGCCGATTTGTCTAATCATATTAAACTTGATTCAAAAGGATTAATAAGTACAAAAAATAATGATATTAAAAATAATGCAGTAAATGGTGCATTATTTTACGGACAACATTTAGCGAAAAATACAAATTTCAAGAAGATTTTAGCTTTTGGAATATCTGGTAACGAAAAGAAACATAGAATTAGTCCTATATATATAGATGAAACAGAGTTTTACAGGGAATTGCCTGATGTAGAATCATTTATCTCTTTTTGCGAAAAAAATATCGATGAGTATTATACTAGGGAAGTACTTAAAGAAGCTACAGATTGGGAAAAAGAAACTGAAGAGATTCTGAAAGATGCCTCTAGATTACATGAGGATTTAAGAAATTATGGTAACCTTAAAGATATTGATAAACCTTTAATTGTTTCAGGAATACTCTTGGCTCTTAGGGAATCGGAATTTAAAAATTTCTCAATTGATGAGTTGACAGGTGATGACATCAAACCAGATGGACAAAAGATATTTGATGCCATTAAATCCAATTTAACGAGATCAAATGTTTCACCTGATGTTAAGAAGGATAAAATTCTTAGTCAATTTAGTATTATTAAAGACACAAAAATTTTGAATGAATTTAATCCCAAACTTGGAAAAACACCATTAAAATATTATACAGAATTTCTTTATGAAAAAATCTATAGAAGCATTAAGTATACTTCGTCTTCTGAAGATTATTTAGGTAGATTTTATGGGGAATTTATGTCTTATTCAGGAGGGGATGGACAGACTCTAGGTATTGTATTGACTCCTAAACATATTACCGATTTATTCTGTGAGTTAGCTGATTTAAGAACAAATGATGTTGTCTTAGACCCATGTTGTGGTACTGGTGGTTTTTTGGTTGCCGCTATGCATCATATGTTAGTGAAGGCAGAGACGGATAATCAAAAGAAAAATATAAAGCAAAAGCAACTCCATGGATTTGAACTCCAACCTTATATGTTTACTATAGGAACTACTAACATGATTCTAAGGGGAGATGGTAAGAGTAATCTTTTAAACGAGGATTTTTTAAAGCAAGATGCATCTAAAGTTCAGTTAAAACAGTCTACCATTGGAATGATGAATCCACCATATTCTCAAGGTTCCAAACAAAACCCAGATTTATTTGAGCTTGCTTTTACTGAGCATTTACTTGATTCATTAGTAGTTGGAGGTAAATGTTTTGTAATAATTCCACAATCTTCTGTAACAGGTAAGAGTAAAGAAGAACAAAATTTGAAAGCAAATATACTTAAAAAACATACACTTGAAGGAGTAATTACTTTAAATAAAAATACATTTTATGGTGTTGGAACAATACCTTGTATATTAGTTCTAAGTGCAGGCGAGCCACATCCTAAAGAAAAATTGGTTAAATTTATTGATTTCGAAGATGATGGATTTGTAGTAAGTCCACATATAGGTTTGGTTGAAACTGAACAAGCAAAAGATAAGAAGCAACATTTGCTAGATGTTTGGTTTGATAAAATAACTGCTGAAACTAAATTTTGTGTAAAAACAACTGTCGAAGCAGATGATGAGTGGCTTCACGCATTCTATTATTTTAATGATAATGTTCCTTTAGATGAAGATTTTGAAAAATCTGTTGCTGATTTTCTTTCGTTTGAGTTTTCAGCTATTTCTCAAAATAGAGGATATTTATTCGATAAGAAATCACCAAAGAAGGTTAAAAAGTAATGCCTATGAAACTAAGTGATAGAATTTGGAAAGATTTTATGTTCATCGACATATTTGATATAAAAGGTGGCTTTTATAACAAGAAACCAGTTTCAGAAAAAAATGGATCAATACCTTTTTTAGGGGCAGTAGATAAGAATAATGGAGTCACTGAATACTATTCTCTAACAAATATTGAGGAAACAAGTAAAACTGGAAATGGTAAAAACGAACCTCTTGATAGGAAGATATTTCCAGGAAATGCGATTTGTGTTACAAATAACGGATCAGTTGGATATGCATATTATCAAAATCATCCTTTTACCTGCAGTCACGATGTGAATCCATTATATTTAAAAAATTATAAGTTGAATAAAGAAATTGGATTATTCTTAATTGCTTGTATAGAAAAGCAGCGAGTATGTTTTCAATATTCTAGAAAATGGCGTCCTACAAGGATGAAAAAATCTAAAATATTGCTGCCTGTTAAAGTTGATAATCCTTTGGAGCCAGATTATCTATTCATGCAAAAGTACTCAAAGCAGATATTAGACCAGAAAATTGAAAATTATTCATTTTACAAGAGTATTCAACTTGAAGAACTGGTATATGAAGAAGTAGATAGTTTATATAAAAAGGAATGGAAATCATTTTTCATCACTGATTTATTTCCTGAAATAAGTAGAGGTAAAAGATTGATTAAGTCTAATCAAACAAATGGAGACACACCTTACATATCTTCTACAGCTTATAACAATGGCATTGATAATTATATTGGAAATGAAGATAAAGTCAGAAAATTTGAGAATTGTCTAACTGTAGCAAATAGTGGAAGTGTTGGATCATGCTTTTTTCATCCTTATAAGTTTATTGCTAGTGATCATGTTACAAGTTTAAAAAATAAAAAGTATAATAAATTTGTGTATTTATTTATTGCTACAATGGTAACCAGACTTTCTACTAAATATAACTTCAATAGAGAAATTAATGATAAACGAATATCAAGAGAACAAATAATTTTACCAGTTGATACTGAAGGTAATCCAGACTTCTTTTATATGGAAAATTACATAAAGAAAATAATGAAAAGCAAGTATGAAAATTATAAAATGTAACCCATACTTTAAATTTAATTGTAAAAAGTGTAAAATAAACATAGGTTTTACACTTTTTTAATGGAGGGGTTTAGATGATTTTAGCAAAAACTATTGAGATATATTTACCAACAGGAGATGCAAGTAAGGTAAGTCATGCAAGAATTACAACAGAAGCAATTAGAATTGTTTACGTAGCAAAATCAGAAATTGATAATCGCAAAGTTGATTTAGATAACATTGGTTGCTATATATTAGTTGGTGTGGATTCTGCGGGGAATAAAATGGTATATATTGGAGAATCTGAAAACATATATACAAGACTTCAGGATCATAAAAAGAAAAAAGATTTCTGGGATGGAGTTTACACTATTCAAAATTTAAGTGGTACATTTGATAAAGCACATTTGACCTATTTAGAACAACTGATGATAAAAAAAGCAATAGAGACAGATCGTTTTGTTGTTGAAAACGGAAATGGTGGGAAGTATACATCAATTCCCGAATCCAAAATGAACGAATGTCTTGTGTATTTTGAGACAATAAAAACTCTTGTAAAAGCATTGGGATTTAATGTTTTTGTTCCGGAAATAGAGAAGGAGCAACTTACTGATGAAACTCGCTTTTATTTTAAAAGTAAAGACCTATTATGGGATGCTCAAGGAGTTTATGTTGATGAGAAGTTCATTGTTTTAAATGGATCAATTGCACGAGCTGAACCAACTAAACATAAAAGATCTTCTAATGAGTTAAGATTTAGAGATAAATTAATAGATGAAGGCATTATCGAAGAAAAAAATGGTGTTTTAGTATTTATAAAAGACTACGGATTTAGTTCTCCTAGTAGAGCAGCCGACATTGTATCATTGGGGAGTAATAGTGGTTGGATAGTATGGAAAACTAAGGAAGGTAAAACACTAGAGGATGTTTTTCCTAGGGAGAATATTTAAAAAAGGGGAGTTTTTGTGCTAAACGAAGATATAAGAATTGATTTACATATACATTCTATTGCAAGTAAATATAAAGAAGAAGAGGGTGTGGTAGATAATTCTACACCTGATAATGTAGAAAACTTGCTGACCAAATTAGATAGTGATGAAAACAAGATTTCCATGTTTTCTTTTACAGATCATAATAGATTTAACAGTGAATTATACATTAAAACTAAAGAAGTACTTAGAACAAAAAAATATAACTACGTGAAAGAACTACTTGCTGGTGTTGAGTTTGACGTATTACTAGATGAGGGAATGAAGCCTTGTCATATATTAACTATTTTTAATGCAGACACCGATAAAGAATATAAAAAAATAGAAAATGAGATTAAGAAAAATCATTTTTTCACAAATAAAGACGGCTTTTATACTAGAAAGCAGTATGAGGATATTCTCGTTAAAATTGGAATTGAATCTATTTTAATAGTATGTCAAAGAAAAGATCTTTCAAATCAAAAAGGTAATCACACTTCACTTAGTGATTCAGCAAATAATCCATTCGAATATTTAAAGTTTGGTTACTTTGATGCACTTGAATATCAGAAGCCAGCTGTTGAAGGCATTCTTAGAAATAATCTAACTAAACTAGATCTAGATGTAGCTTTAGTTTTAGGAAGTGATTGTCACGATTGGGCTTGTTACCCACAACATAGCCAAAAAATTAATGCTAGAAGAAACTTTTCTTCTGTGATTAGGGCATTACCATCTTTTAAAGGATTGTTGTTATCATTGACTTCTCCTGGAACTAGATTCAAAAGAAAGCCTAATACTCACACAAATTATATTAATCATCTGAAAATAAAAGATAAAACATTTCCTCTTGCAAATGGGATCAACGCAATTATAGGTGAAAATGGTAGTGGGAAGTCATTACTGATTGATATGTTGACAAAAAATAATCGTCAAATCTCACAATACTATAAAGTGCTCATTGAGAATAATGAAATGAGTTTTGATAAAAAGGCAATTGCAAGAAGTCAAATTGTGAGACAGTCAGAAATAATAAAAAACAAAAATGATGGTAGTGTATTTGGTAACGAAGGTAATAATCTATACAAGGACATCACACATACACAGTTTGAACACTTGATTAATCATTATTCTAATTGGCTTCTTAATAAAGTAAAAGGAAGAATTAAATATAATGAGAACAAAAGTAATCTTATAAATATACTTCATGTTTATGACGAAACAAAAACTGGAAGTACCTATTTTATCAACGTGACTAAAACAAAAGATTATGAAGTTGTAGCAAACTCTCACAAACTCAGACTAGATAATTTGAAGAACATCAAAACTATGATCTCACATGAGTTAAATTTAACATATTATAGTCTAGAAGAATTGAAGGTTTTACAAAAAGCATTTGATGAGATTTCATTATTATATAACCAGATAAAAATAAAATATGAACTTGTAGATTTTGAACAAAACGTCAAAAATATTATTGTAAATAAAATAGATACTTATAATCTGAAGAAAAAACAAATGACTACTACTGAAGACTCACAAAAAGAAGAGTACGAAGAATCTAGACAGGCTTTAATTGATTCGATAATTGGAGTATATAAACAATATAATGATATTAATACTATACAGAATATTGATTTTCCCATTGACATTGAAGGATCAAGTTCTAATAATGAAAAGGGATTTACATTTACAAGAACTGCTAAATATCATAAGCAGAATTTAAAAGATAACTTTTACAGTTCTCTATTCAATCAAAATTACCAGTCATTAAAAGAAATCAATGAGATAAATGATAATATAACTTTAGCATCTGCTATTAAAAATGCAGGTGGTAGTATTGAAAAAATTGAAACAGCTTGGAAATCAAATGTTAGCAAGTTTATTGAGGATTTGAAAAAAACTGATGACTATATTTATGAAACAGGTCCTGATAATAGCCAGATTGGAAACACTTTAGGAGAGATGTCATTAGTATATTACAAATTCAAAACATTCAACTCCGATGATTGGGATATTCTGATTATTGACCAACCAGAAGATAATATCTCGAATCCTAAAATCAAAGATGCTTTGATAAATTATTTTAATGGATTGAGAGACGAAAAACAAATAATATTTGTAACGCATAATCCATTACTAGTTATTAATCAAGATGTTGATAATGTAATTTATTTAGAGAAACACAATAATAGAATTGAAGTCATTTCTGGCTGTTTGGAAGATAAAGAAAACAAGATTCTAGATTTGGTTGCAAACAAAATGGATGGTGGCGTTGATACGCTAGAAAAGAGGTTGAAATATTATGGAAAGAAAAGTTGAGATATGTTTAGATGATAACAAAAATATCGTGATTAAAATAGATTCAAATGTTATGCATACGATAGTGACTACTGAAAGACAAATCACAGCTGAAATAATATACACAATATTGGATCCCAAGTTAACAGATACTTATAAACTAGAAGAGTATATTGATAATGAGAAATTTGACAAGGATAACGATGTTGCAAAATATTTTCATGAATTAATAAAAGATATTACCGATGGAATTAACTTATTGAATAAAAAAGATGATTCTCAGGACATAATTGAACCAGGTGAAACAGAAGATTCTAACAAGGATGATTTGCCATTTTAAATATTTTTTTATACACCTTCTATAATCCTTGTGATTTCTTGTATAGCAAACGAAAAGAAAATATATAAGATTATATTAGATTAAATCACAATACACTTTTGAGAGCCTAATAGGGCTATATCGTGCTTTACGCTCATGGACAAAATTTGACAATTATGATAGAGTGTATTTATCGTGGAGTACTGGCTGAAAGTAAGCCTAGAAGTAATAGGAGTTCGAATTGATCGGATTCCTTTTTCTTTTGCAGAAAGATTTGTAGTATTCAACTGGTAAGTCATTACAGTTTTGACATTAATAACCTAACAGTTGGAGTGATTTAAATGAAAGGATATACGCTTGATTACTACGAAAAGTGGGAACGTGACGGTATACTGGACAAAAGGTTAAGTGAGATAAAAGAACTTGTATCAAACGCAGTACCTCAAGTTGAAATAGCAAAGATTCTTGGTATGTCTGAAAAGACAATGTACAAACTTAAAAATCGTCATCCTAAAATGAATCAAGCATTTGTATTTGGAAATGATGATCTTAAATATACATTAATTGATACATTGATAAAAAAGGCAGTTGGTTATGAGTATGAAGAAACTCAAACAACAATCGAGGAAACCAAAACTGGTACAAAAAAGAAAATCGTTAAATATAAGAAAAAAGCACAACCGGACATGAATGCAGTGAGATATCTCTTGATCATCAAATTTGGTCGTGAGTATAATGATAAAAAAGAAGAAATCGATGCAATGTATGAGCGTTTGAGAAATAGAGAGGAAAAGTGGACGAATGCAAGTAGTGATGAAGAAGACAGCTAGTCTTCTAGAATATGATAATAATCCTAGACATAATGAAGAAGCGATAGAAGCGGTTGCTAATTCCATTCGTGAGTTTGGTTTCAAAGTTCCTATAGTCATCTCTAGTGACAACGTCATTATTGCAGGACACACCCGCTTAAAAGCCGCTGTGTCGCTTGGTTTAGAAGAAGTGCCATGTATTATCGCAGATGACCTAAACGAGGAACAAATCAAAGCATTTCGTTTAGCTGATAATAAAACAGCTGAGCTAGCAACTTGGGATTTATCTAAACTTGAAGAAGAGTTATCTCATATCGATATGGATATGCTTCAGTTTGGTTTTGAGGAAATGGAAGAGTTGCTTCCTGATAATGCATCTGATGATGATTTCGATATCACTGATGAAATTCCAGAAGTTCCTTTCTCACAACCAGGTGACATTTATGAACTAGGACCACACCGATTAATGTGTGGTGATTCAACTGACTCAAAACAAGTCGTAACTCTACTTGATGGACACGAAGTTGATATGATATTTACGGATCCTCCATATAATGTAGATTATGAAGGAACAGCGGGTAAAATTAAAAACGATAAGATGGAAGATGATAGCTTCTATCTTTTTTTATATGAAGCATTTAACAATATGTTTGAACATACAAAACCAGGTGGAGCGATTTATGTTTGCCATGCAGATACTGAAGGACTCAACTTTAGAAACGCATTTAAGAATGCTGGATACAAACTTGCTGAATGTTTGATATGGGTAAAGAATGCATTAGTCCTTGGAAGACAAGATTATCACTGGCGTCATGAACCGATTCTTTATGGATGGAAAGAAGGTGCAGCTCATTACTTTGTTGATGATCGTACGCAAGACACCATTTGGGAGTATAACAAACCTAAGAAGAATGAAGAACATCCTACAATGAAACCCTTAGAGCTTGTAGGAAAAGCAATCAGCAATTCTTCCAGACGTCATGAATCGATATTAGATCTCTTTGGTGGTTCTGGATCAACCATGATTGCAGCTGATCAACTTGATCGTCAATCATTCTTAATGGAACTTGATGAGAGATTTGTTGATGTCATCGTTAAACGTTATATTAAGCATAAGGAATCAGACGAGAACTGCTATTTAATAAGAAATGGGAAAAGGTCTCCAATTAGCCATTTTGATATCTTTAAAAATTAGTTACTATAGTGAAAATAGTGCTTGCTATTTAGTCCCTTTAGAGTGATATATATAGTAACCAAAACAAAGGAGACTAAGATTATGGAAAAAGAAATGAATGTTAAAACGTGGATTGAAAAATTCAATAACGGAGATTTTGAATCAAAAGATTATGCAACACAATGTGAAGCAGGCTGGTATGATTGGTTTTGTAAAGATACAAGCTTAGCTGGTAAAACCAAACGCATGGGAAACATTGTAAAACAAGTTAAACCTGGTGGCAAAATCAACCTTGAAACTATGTATGTGTGGTTCAAGAATAACTGCCCACTAAATGGTCCACTTTATGATGATTTTAGATTTGCAGATATTGTTACAGGTGAAGTACTATTTACAATTCAAATAGATTGTTGTTGGAACGAAAAGAAGTACACAGTATTTGGTAAAAAGAATAACTTTGATAAACTATTATTTGAAACTAACTTAGGTAAAGAATTAGTTGTATGGTTAAACGAAGGTTGGTCTGAATAATGTTTAAAGAATATAACAGACATCCTAAAGGATTAAAAACATCTGATTGTGTAGTTAGAGCAATATCGACTTCATTAGATATTGATTACTTAGAATGCAGAAGAAAACTAAACCAAGCAAAGAAAGAATTAGGCTTTGGAACTTACAAAGAAACAAAGTTCTTATATAGATACTTTGAAGGTTATCCTAGATTGATTTTTAAAGCTATAAAAGGTGAACCTAGACTTAAGGGATCTGATTTTACAGAGCTACATCCAAAAGGTACCTTTATATTAAAAATGGCAGGACACATAACTTGTGTAGTTGATGGAGTTATCTTAGATACTTGGGATTGTAGCTACAGAAGTGTTTATACAGCTTGGAAAGTTAAATAACAAAATATGAGGCCAGTAATTGGGCCTGTGTTCGTTTATGTTTTCTAGTTTGAATTGGTATTGCAATAAAAGAAGAATCGAACGTGTCGCAAGTTTAAAATTTATAAATAATGTCCTTGTTAGTCTATATGACTCTTAAGGGCTTTTTCTTAAATAATAATAAAAGAAAATTAGAACCAACAAATCAGAATTTGAAATGAATTTCTATATTTTTGTTTTCTTACCCCCGTAATCAACTATTACAAGTCAAGTATTATTTATTATATTTTTATACATTTTATAATGACATGACAAAAAAACCTTAAAATAAGGCTTAAAAAATTTTGTGATAGTATATTTTTGATAAGATTATT